AGCGCGGGTCATTCACAAAAAATCCACCACGTTGATAACCCTTAACTAGAAGATTATCCGTAACATTATCTACCCACATATCAGTCTCGAAGGGCTCACGATCCAAGTAGATCAAGCCTTCGATGTCAGTTTTAAGGAACCAAGAGTATGCGGATGTAAGATAATCCATCACAAGATACCCATCAGGAAGCCCACCAGACAGGTGCGGAATCATGTTGGGGTCGTTTTGTGCTGTGCCGGGACGAAGTTCTGCTTTGCAAAGTCTTCCAGCTACTGCTTCAAGTTCCGGTGGAACAATGAGCCGACGCGCACGAGCCCTGATTTTCAGGCCCGCTTCGTTCACGAAGTTGCGGCGAATGGCAGTCATGGACGCCAAGAGGCTTGCCTCATTGAGGTCAAGCGCTACAGCAGGTGTATTAGCGAACGTGCCGCCATCAACTGCGTGGGCAGTATTCAAGAGAGAAACGCCATCGCCACCCCACTGCGTCTGGTAAGTACCAGCGGAATTGAAGATGTACGCTCCTTCAATTTCCCAAAAGTCAGCGAAGGACTTCTGCAATCCCAGATTGGTGGGAGTGAAGACGGTGCGATACAGATTATCTGCAATCGCTTTTCTTGTAATTGCGTAAGCTACCTAAGTAATTAATTCTAGGAGCGCTAATCCTAAAATCACCTCTTTTAAGAGGTGGCCTCCAGTTTCTTGGAGGAGTAGACTATATCATCACCTTGTTCAGGTGCGGGGCGCTTCGGATCGCTTGATCCTACGGACTGTCGTCCTAGTCGTTGAAGGTTCCTGAAGACCTCTTGCCGCATACCACGCAGACCCTGAGCAATATAACTCATTCGCTACGGCATGGGCAAAGTTTTCTTTGGCGGACACAATCTCAAGGTTATCGAGATTGTTATTCAGCTTGTTGCCATCCTTGTGGTTTACACACTCTTCTCTCAGAAGCCGACGCCCAATATGGACAGATGCTAAAACTCTATGGAGAAGTTCAAGTCGTCCGTCTATCTTGATGCGCATGTAAATTCCACCCCTAGCCCGATGTTTATAAGGACTAAGTTGATGGCCTGCTTTATTCCTTTTGAAGCTGAATATGTTGCCATTTTTTGTGCAATAATACCCATTCCATCCGGGTAGTTCTTGCGTCTTCAGGCTTCCCTGCTGGTTATCCATTGTTCATCCATTGCTTGTTCATCGTGAGCACAATATAACGTAAGTTCACTCACTATACAATGGCTTTAGGAATTTCCAGCAATTCACCCCGTTCTTCGATTAGTATTTCTACTAAAAGGGCCTAGATTCTTAAGCCAACTTCGATGGGCTCCATGTTCCACACATAGCGTTCACCAGCTGTGTTCTGGAACGGGGTAGCGCCACCTTCTGTCTTAACTTGTGCAAGCGGCAAGTAAGCGACGCTAACGCTACGCTCAAGAGCCATCTGCGATTTGTGTACTTTAAATACCTGTTTCCACTGAGTCTCGATTTGATCGTACTTACCAGTGAGGGCCATAAGTCCAGGGAGCAGGAGGTCCCTGATCTGGCCAAGAGCAATTGCCATATGTCAGATTCCTTCTACTATCGGCCAATGATCATGGAGTTGTTAGGTTCGACAAGTACCCAGTTGTAGGCGCTTGAAGTATCAGAACCAGGTGCTCCGGGAGGTGCAATATCCGGGAGTGTTAGCAAAAGTGCCGCCATCAACTGCGTGCGCTGTATTCAAAAGAGAAACGCCATCGCCACCAAATGCTGTCTGATAAGTACCAGCAGAATTGAGGATGTACGCGCCTTCGATTTCCCAAAAGTCAGCAAATGACTTCTGGAGACCAAGATTCGTTGGCGTGAATACTGTGCGGTAAAGATTATCGGCAATGGCTTTTCTTGTGATAGCGTAAGCTAAGCCGACTTCTATTGGCTCCATGTTGTAGACATACCGTTCACCTGCGGTATTTTGGAATGGAGTTGCTCCGCCTTCAGTTTTTACCTGGGCGAGCGGCAAGTAAGCGACGGATACCGAACGCTCTAATGCCATTTGTGACTTGTGGACTTTAAATACTTGTTTCCACTGGGTTTCGATTTGATCGTATTTACCAATAAGAGCCATCAATCCAGGGAGCAGAAGGTCCCTGATCTGGCCTAATGCAATAGCCATTCGTCAGTTTCCCTCTACTATCGGCCAATGATCATGGAGTTGTTAGGTTCGACAAGTACCCAGTTGTAGGCGCTTGAAGTATCAGAACCAGGTGCTCCGGGAGGTGCAATATCGGACCAGAGGCCAACAATGCGGAAGGGCAGGGTATTCGTCTGAGCAATGTTCGCCGTGAGATCGATCATCGCGGCAGAGCGATAGAATCCGCCGACTACGTTGCCTGCGGTTACGCCACCGCCACTAAAGGTCACGTCCACGTTGTTCCAGAGGTTACCCATGGTCACTGCAAGAGTGCCAGAGGACTGAACCAAGAAACGTGGAGCAGGTGCGCCACCGCATGCTGCGACGTTAACAATCACGTCACCAGTTGCGCCAGAACCGGGCCAGTAGTTGGACCAGACCTTGCGGCCAAGAGCCGTGCTGAAGTAAGAGCAGGATTTGAATACGCCAGCTACACCAGTAGTCGTTCCCTTTACGAAGAGGGAGACGTAGCCAGAGGTGGCGGGAGTGAATCTAAGGGGATCGTTCTCGCCGCACGTAGTAGTGTCGGTCGAGGAGATCTTCATTTGGACAAGGCCTGACGTTGGCTGAACAGCGTCGCCATAAAGGCCGTGCCACTTGAATCCAAAAGGATTCGAGATGTTGCTTGCCAAGATAAAGCTCCGATTGGAGTTGGGCTCCACGGAACAGCGTGTCTTTGGGGAGTGCCGGGGGATTTATTAAAGCCAGCCTCAGCGTGAGACGGCGATACGATTTGCGATCAAGCGAATTTATCCAGCTTGGACTATTCGCGATCATGGTGAGGCATTTGGGTCTGCCCCAAGAATAACAATGTTTACTTAGTCATAAGACTAATTATCTGTCAACAACTTATTTCAAAAGTTTTCGACAAAAAGCGCTAATTGCCGCAATTTTCTCGCTAAGAATGTGCGCCATTGCGAAGAATTCGGATACCCGTCTTTACCACCAAACAGCAGTATCTCGTGATGGGCCGCCTGCATCTCGCGATGATTGGTGGCACTCCAATAAGCATTCAAGGCGTTCTCATTACAACACCGCTACTTCAGGCACAGCCACAATGAACTTCACCCCTCTGTCGCGCAGCGCCTGTTCTTTCTCCAAAATGGCTTCTTTAAAGTTCCAGGCGAGAAGGAGAATGTAGTCGGGAGTATCACTGAGAAGTCGATCAGGGGACACAATCGGTATGTGCATGCCGGGGCTATACAATCCCTGCTTAAGAATTGTTGTGTCCGTGAGGTAATCGATAAGCTCAGGACCGATTCCATAATAATTAAGAAGCGTAGTGCTTTTAGCGGGAGCGCCATAGCCCGTTATTTTTTTCCCCGCAGCCTTGAGTTCTTGGAGAAGCGCCAGGAGCTTCGTCTTATTGGCCTCCACCTTCTTTGCGAAAGAGTGAAATGCTGCTTCGCTCGTTAAGCCAGCAGACCTCTCTTCGGAGAGAAGCTGCCTAACCCTCGCGGTAGGGATACGATTACGACCCGCAAAGACACGAAGGGATTGCCCTTGCTCAGGCACAACCTTGACATCAAAAATAGTCATCCCTGCAGATGTAGCGAGATGCTGAAGGGCATGCAGAGAGTGGAAACAAAGATGTTCATGGTAAATTTGATCAAACGCTCCCTCCTCCAGTAAGTGTTTTTGCCAATGAACCTCAAATATAAAGGTTCCATCTTCTCCGATGAGTTTTGCGACCCCCTTGAACACATCTCTAAGAGGATCAATATGCGCGAACACATTGTTTGCCGTAACTACTTCCGCCTCGCCGTGCTTTACGAGAATGTCATCGGCAGTTTGTGAAGTGAAGAATGCGGGATAAAACGGCACCCCGTTCGCCTCTGAGAACGGAGCCAGATTATCGGCGGGATCAACATTCAGTACCCGCGCAAACTCTTTAACAAAGCTAAGAAGAACGCCGTCATTGCCGCCAATGTCAATTACCAAGTCCTCTGGCGAAGCAATAAAAGGCCGAATGGCGTCTTCGGCATATTTCTTGAAGTGCGCTACCGATGGGAAGCTTGCGCTTGTCAAAAAGTGATAATTCTTAAAAAGGATCTCGGGTGCCACCACGTCGAGGAGCTGAGCAAGCGAACAGGTCCGACAGTAATAGAGCACGAGTGGAAAGGAGCCCTCGGGCTTAGCTAGGTCTTCTTCTCTTAAATAGGCATTCGCAGGTGGAGTGAATCCCAAATCAAGAACCTTCACAAGGTCCGCTCCCTCACAGACGCGACACGTTGTCTTGTGAACATAGTCTTGCGTCATTCTGTCACCCTAAGATATCGCAGAAAGCCTACGTCCCGCCTTAATATCAGCAAGCATACAGCTTAGTCCAGCCGAAAAGGACAAGAGCGGCTGCCATCCGAGGGATTCCCGTGCTCTTTCTATCGATAAGATGTTAACCGGAACGTCAAACGTTCGCGCTTCGGTGTATTCCACATTGAGGCGACGATCTAAAATCCGCGCAATTTCACTTATAAGATCATTTAAACTGTGACCGACTCCGCTTCCAATATTAAAGACGCAATGGCCACCTAGGTCTCCTGCTTGCGCGAGTGCGAGCTTCGCTAAGCCAGCAGCGGTGTCGGAGATGTGAATGTAGTCACGGACAATAGCGCCGTTACCCCAAATGACAATCGGTTCGTTTCTTAGGGCTTTGCCTAGAAAGGCGCTCACCGCTCCTTGGCCACGCTCCGTATTTTGACCGGCCCCGTAGGGGTTAGCGATACGCGCTATGCGACAGTCAGTCCAGTGAAGCGAACGGTACAGGTTCAGATAAATTTCAGCCGCTGCCTTGCTCGCTCCATAGGCGGTGATTGGCGCGAGGAGAATCCTTTCGTGGATAGGCTCGGCTGTTATGCCATAAACTGTTCCACCGGAGGACGCAAAAACGAGGCGACAGCGGCGCCGTCTCACAGCATCAAGCAGCCGAATGGTAGCCGTGGCGTTGACAGCCAAATCTGCCGCAGGGTCGGCGTTTGCACTCGCTGGTAATGAGGTCCATGCATAATGATGGACAACATC